CTATGGGCTGCGCGGCTCGCGCAACCGATAACCCATGCCTCGGACGGTCTCGATCAGATCGACATCGCCCAGCTTCTTGCGCAGGCGGCCGACAAAAACTTCGATCGTGTTGGAATCCCGGTCGAAATCCTGATCGTAGAGATGCTCCACCAATTCCGTGCGGGAAACGACCGAATCCCGATGGTGCATGAGATAGGCAAGAAGCCTGTATTCGTGTGAGGTGAGTTTTAGGGGAACGCCGTCGATGTCCGCCTTCGAGGCCTTCGTGTCCAGGCGCACCGGGCCGCAACGCAGTTCCGGCGACGCATGTCCCGCGGCACGGCGGATCAGCGCCCGCAGCCGTGCCAGAACCTCCTCGATATGAAACGGCTTGGTGACATAGTCGTCAGCGCCGGCGTCGATGCCGGCAACCTTGTCGCTCCAGCGGTCGCGCGCCGTCAGGATCAGGACTGGCATCTTTCGGTCGTCCTGCCGCCAGCGCTCCAGCACGCTGATGCCGTCCATCTGCGGCAGGCCAATGTCAAGGACGACTGCGTCATAGGGTTCGGTGTCGCCGAGGAAATGACCTTCCTCCCCGTCGAAGGCCTTGTCGACTACATAGCCGGAATCGCTCAGCGCTTCACTGATCTGACGGTTGAGATCCTTGTCGTCCTCGACAACCAGAATGCGCATCAGTCCCTCACTCGCCCATCACAGATCGCACCCGAGACTGCGGCAACAACGCCGCCCGCTGACGCAGGTCAATTCGCAGGAACCACAAACTCGGCACGTTTGGGGCGCTCGCCATTGCCGCCGGGGATCACAACGACAATACGGCAAACCGTCTGCCCTCCCCGGTTTTCGGCTGTCGCCTGCACCAATTGGCCGCCATTCTCCGCCGCGACCCTGGAACCGACCGAATAACAATCGGCACCGGATTGCGCCACGACAAACGTCTCACCGGCCGCCGCCGATGTACTCGACATGCTGATCGAGGCGGTCGCCATCAACGACGCCAGCGCCGCGATCGATCCAAATCTGATTGCATGATGCCTGAACATGAAACCGGTGTAGCCCAGCTTGGCTGAATAGGAAATGAACAATGCCCCAATTTCGCATCCCGGTAGATCGCAGGAACAGCCGGCCGAAGCCGGCTGTCCGCGACACTCAACCGATACGGTCAGCCGATGCGACTGCTGGCCGCAACGCGCCCGAAAATCGCAGCCAGGCCGGAGATCGCCGTGATTGCCTGCAACAGGCTGTCCGACAGTGCGGAACCGTCGATCTCGGCCACCGGATAGCCAAATATGCCTGCGGCAGCGGTGACGATCGTTACCAGCGAAGCCCAGATGGTGCGTGAGAGATACCAGGGTTTGCTTTGTGCCATGCGTTTTCCTTTCCGTTTGAAAAATGCCCCCGTCACAACGTCACGGCACGGCGCGCGGGAATCCCGGCTCCGACGGTGGTGCTGATCTGGCGGACGGTAAATTCGAGAATTGCCGGAGGCGATGGAAAATCCGCGGCGATCGACGCCGGGCTATAGGTCCAGGACGGCGTGGACACGATCTGGGTTCGCACGATGGCGCCGCCTTCCGGCGCGATATCGATCCGATAACGTTCGTTTGTCTCGCCGAGGGGAACATCCTCTGCCTGCCAATTGTCCGCGTCGATGCGCCCCCGCCGCACCCATGACAGCGCCAGCGCGCCGTCGGCGATCCTGCGGGCACGCAGGTGAACCGGCGACAGCGGCATTTGCGACCGCAGCCCGCCGGTTCCCGTCAACGCCAGAAAGTGCGCGCCGCCAAGTTCATCACCAGCCGGACCGATGCGCCATGCGCGCGGCAGACCGATTTCGCTTGCGGCAAGCCCGACCGGCCGCACCGCTTCGTCGAGCAGCACGAAGATCGCGCCGGCCTGGCTCCCCGCCTGCATCGCGTCATTGGTCCCCAGTTGTCCGCGCAGCAGTCCGGTCAGTCGCCACAAGGACGGGCCGATTTCTTCCGCGCTCTGGAACTGAAGAATTTCCCACGCGCCGGAAGCCGAATAGAGCGCCGCCACATTGGCCCCATTCAGGAGATGCACCGGTGAAACGCTTCGCAGCGCGCCGTCGAGCAGCTCGACGATGAGTTCCCTGCCAAGGTCGATCCTGCCTTCTAAGCCACCGCCTATCGGCTCCTTCAAAAAACCCATCGTCGCGCGTCTTTCCAGCGTCGACCGCGGTTCGAAGCCACTCTCGTCGAGAGACGTCAACGCCACATGCCGGCGCCAAGGTCGCGCCCGTGCGGCAACGCGAAATTCCTCCTCCGCTGACCTGGTACTGCTTTGCCATGGCAAGTCGAGCAGCAACGCAAATGGCATGCCGCCAGCCCAATCAGACGTTTGCGGCGGCACCGGGTTCTCATTGTTGGACGCAAGGAGCGGCACCCGGTTGACACGCCGCGCCTTGAGTGTGCGCTGCAGCCCGTCCTCGACATCGGTGACGATGTAGTCCGGGCCATTGGTTTCCCCCGGTAAACGAACCAGAGTCCCGGGCCTGGCTGCGATTTCCGTCATGGGAAGCGAAAAGGTAACTTGTTCACGCGCCGCCCAGCGGCTGTGCAAAACGGCGTTCGCCCGGACGGTTGCCTCTGCCGACGACAACACGCCGGGAAAGCTCATGAAGCCCTTTCGGCGCCCCTTTGCGCCGGCATGGGCCGCCAGTACGGTGGCGGATTGATGTTCCTTCATCTGATCGCGAAAATCGACATGCAGCTCGGCCGCCAGGCCATGGTCGGGGTCGCGGACCTTCTCCATGGCGGGCCGGCCGTTCTCGACGGACAGATCGGTGATCTGCAGCGGCTGCGCTGTCGACACTCCAGTCGAGGAGAACACCAACGCGCCGGCTTCCTCCCAGGCTCCGATGCCGAACAGTTCGGCGATCGGCTCGATCGCATCGCGCGCCGTGCCTGGACTGGCAACGACATACCCGGAGACGGTGCCGTCCGTTCGCGCCGTATCGGCCGGCGGAAGTCCGTGGTCGGCAAGGATCGCGTCGATCAATTCGGAAACCGTCAGTCCGCTGCTGCGACCGTTCAGCCAGTGTCCACGCGACCAGTTCTCACCATCGCCCCAGATGTCGCTGCGCAGGGGAAAAACCGGGAAGGGCCTGGCGTCCCAGGCCCAGACGGAGATGTCGTCGGGCTCGACCATCGACCCGCCATACACATTCGACAGGGGATTGGCCGCCCCGATCTCCGCCCAGTGCTCGAAATGCGCCGACAGGAACCTGTGCTGCGCCAGGTCCGACCGACTGCCATTGGAGAAGTAAGGCGTGGCGTTCTCCGCCGACTTGGCATCGGAAAAAACGTTCGGCTGGTTTGGAGCCTTGTCTATGGCGGCACAGCCCAGTTCCGTGAAGATCACAGGCTTGGAGCGCGGCACCCACGGCGTCTGCGGTCCCGTCTCGATACCGTTGATCCTGTTGACGTGCGGGTTCGACCACCACCCGGCGATATCCTTGTAGCGAAACGTCCAGGTCTTGCCGTAAGCGCCGTCGGTGATAGGGGTGCGAAGGCGCGCCTGACGGTCGCCCGTGCTTGCATAGTACCAGTCGAAACCTTCACCGGAAACGATACCGGCCCGCAGCCCCACCGGATCATATGGCCGGCAAAAACCGTCCGGGTTGTCGCCGGCATGGTCCTCGTCGCGCCAGTCCGACAGCGGCATGTAATTGTCGATGCCGACGGCATCGATCGCATCGTCCGCCCACAGCGCATCCAGATGGAACAGCACGTCGCCGCTTCCATCGGCTGGTTGATGGCCAAAATACTCGGTCCAGTCAGCGCCGTAGGTTATGGTCGTGCTGGAGCCGAGAATGGCGCGCGCTTCGCCCGCAATCTGCCGCAGGGCCTCGACGAAGGGGAATTGCCCGGCCTCGTCGCGCAGGCAGGTCAGCCCGCGCAATTCCGATCCGACCAGGAAGCCGTCAACCCCGCCGGCGTGCGCCGCCAGGCGCGCATAATGCAACAGGAAGCGTCGATACCCCCAATCGCCTTCCGCGCCGTTGAAGTCGACCGTTTCGGTCGATGGCGCAAAGTCCGACAGCGCCGCACCACCAAGCAGTGTTTCCACCTGCGCTCGCGCCGATGAACTCTTGTCCGAGCTGCCTGGCCTGCCGGGCGCCGGGTGACACGTAACCCGCCCACGCCACGGATAGGCCGCCTGCCTGGCCTCGCCATAGGGGTCCACCAGCGTGTTGTCGGCCGGTATGTCCATCATCACAAACGGGTAGAGCCAGACGTTCAGCCCGCGCTTCTTGATCGCGTCGATCGCGTCCATCACGGAGCGGTCGGAGGGCGTTCCGCCATAGGCGGCTCCCGCTTGCGTGTGCGAGACTACCTGCGCTTCGGCGCGCGCCACTCCCGAGACGAGCCAATCCTCCTTTGCGACAGGCCCCAGCCAACCGGCGATGATTTCCTCCGGGAAGCCCAGTGTCTGCCAGATGAAGCGCCAATCGTTCGGCAGCAGGGCTGCGGGAGGCCGGGTGACCATCGGGCGGATCTGGCAATGCCCAGCACGCAAATCCGTACCGAACCACGAAACCACCAGTGATACGGTCCGCAAATTCGGCAACAGCATCTGCAATTCGTCCAACGACGCTTCGAAATCGCTGGCCGCCGCAAGCGTGTGGCGGTTGACAATTATCTCTTCCCCCGGGCGGTGCGTGATTGTCACCGGGGATGGCGACAGCCCGTACTCCGTCGAGCCGGGAATCAGCGCTACCGAGCGAATGTTCTTGTTGAGTCGGCCAACAGGCCGCAGGACTTCGAATTGAAGCTGCGGCAGGCGCCGGCCATAATCGTCGATCGGCAGCCGATCGACCACCACATAGGCGGTTCCACGATAGGCCGGAGCATTGCCGCTTCCCTGTTTGGCTTCGATCAACGGATCGGGTGGCTGGTTCTCGCTGCCGGCATAGACACGGATCTCCACCTTGCTGCGGTCGATCTCGCGGCCATCCGCCCAGATGCGGCGAACACCGGCGATCTCTCCTTCGCACAAGGCAAAAGCGGCATTGGCGAAATAGGAATAGGTCGTGCTCTTCGGCCCGCCCTTTCCGCCCTGCCGGCTGGTGGTGCTGGTCTCCTCGAAACGGGTTGCCCAGATGATCGTCCCGCCGATGCGCACCGTGCCGTAGATGCGCGGGAGGGGGACGCCTTCCTCACCGGAGAACGGCCGTGCCGCAGCAAGGCGCGGTCCTTCATAATGCTGTGTGTTCGACAGCAGCGCGCGATCGATCACATAGCCGGCGACCGCTCCGGCCGCGGTGCCCAGCGTCGCGCCGATTGGCCCCAGAAAGCCGCCAAGGAACGCGCCCGCCGCCTGCAGGATGATGGTTGCCATGGAAAACGGGTTCTCCCGGTTACTCGGTTGTGGGAAGCGGCAGGGCGAAGACACCGGCGATGCGGCGGCGCCATTGCGGAACCAGTGCCGAGACGATGACGGCGCTGCCCTGATAGGCGTGCACGAAACTTTCGGCGCTCGTCAGTATGCCGACATGCTTGGCCGGCAAATGAGGCCGCCAGCGCAGTACGATGATGTTGCCCGCCGTCAACTCCTGCAGCGGCCGCCGGCGGCAATGACGCCCAGCCGCCTGCAACAACCGGTCCTCCCGGCCCGCCTCCGCCCAGTCGGCGTCGTAGGGGCCCGGATCTTCCGGTTCGCTGTCCAGCAGCGCGCGCCAAACGCCGCGCAGGAGACCGAGGCAATCGCACCCCACGCCCTTGCGGCTCGCCTGGTGTCGATAAGGTGTTCCCACCCAGGACAACGCCTCGGCAACGACCGCGCGGGCGAATTCCGCGTCCCGCTCGAACTCCGTCATTTGACCAGGGCTCCCCCATCGAACACGCCGTCGTCGCGGACATACTGATAGGCCGCGTCATCGCCAGGCAGGTGCGGAAACCCGCGAAAGTTGAGGCCGTTGGCGAATTTAACCTTGCAGGTCGAAAACTGTTTGTCGCAACCCGCAACAATGGTGAAGGTGTCGTCCACCTGCACCGGCAACGGGCCTTCCCGCCAGACAGCCAACCGCGTTCCGGCACCTGTTTTGACATGCCCGGTCACCCGTTCCCTGCGCCCGGCTTGCGCTCCCGATGTCCATGTCAGAATGCCGTTGGCGAACCAGCCCTCGGCAAATGCGCCCAACCCGTCGACCGTCAGGATGTCGCCCGCCTCGGCGCGCACCACGCTTCCCGAGGCGACGAATTGCGATCCCTGCAGTGCGAACCCGCAACGCACATCGCCCAACTCCGCATCGCATTGCCTGCGGATCGTCTTGCCGTTCGGTTGGTCCAGCGCCCAGGTCTGGCTTTCCAGCTCGGCGAGAAACCCGCCGTCGCGGCGCGTCAGCTTGCCGATCACCGCCGTGCGCAGATGGGCAAACGCCGTCGTGTCCTGCCAGTTGACCAGAAACGTCTCGATGGTGGCGCCATCGTAAAGGCCGGACACGATGTCTTCCTCGCGAATATCGACGGCCGACAACGCCCCTTCCACGTCCACTGTATCGACCGCCAACCCCAGCGATGCCTTCGCCTCGCTTGCCGTCAGCCCCGTTTCCGGCTCGAACTGCGTGCCCTGGCACGTCAGTCTTCGGTCATGATCGGTAAAGCCGAAAGCAACCCCGTCACTGCGCGTCAGGCGCCAGCAATGGCAAAGGGTCGTGGCCGTGCCGGCCAGATGCGCCGCCAGCGCGGCATCAATCTCGGTCATCCCAATATCTCCACGAGAGGAATGGCCGGGATCTGCCCGGCCTTGAACGCGCTCAGGCTGACCGATAGCCGCTCGGTATCGAAGCGCACCGGCACGTCGAATTCGTATCCGGCCGTGATCAGCGTTCCTGCCGGCGGCACGGCGCCGGCCTGAAAAACCACCTCGCCGGTTTCCGCATCGAGAGAGAAGTGCAGGTCGGCTTGCTGCACCGCGCCGTTCACGCCGACCAGCACGGTGCCCGGTACGGGCCTGGTGATTGGCCGCAGAACGGCATCCTCTCCCTCTCCATAGACCTTGGACAGTGGAAACCGGGTGCGTATCCCGTCTCCCAAGCCGGTTTCCTGGTCGAGATGAGTTGGCGTCTGCGACGGCCTGCAGGACTTCATGTCGAATGGGTCGCGAAAGCGGAACCCATGCAGCGAGCCGCGCCGCGCCTCGAAGAACGCAAGCACCTCGTATATGTCGTCCAGCGAGCGCAACCCGGTCCCGGCGTCGTAGAAACGCCGCGCATCGGCCTGCCGCGCATTGCGCTTTTCCCGACCTGAGACGAGTTGGACGATCTCGTTGCGTCGTTCCGGCCCGCCTGTCGCGCCGAAGGATACGGCAAGCGGAAACCTGATGTCGTGAAAGCTGTTCATTGCCGATCCCATTGTGCGTGATCAGAGCGTGCGCGACCCCCGCGCCACGGCGCGCGCCAGCATGCCGGTGATCTGCGCCTCGGATTTGCGGAAGGAGCCTGCGTCCTGCGTCGTAACGTTGAAAACGATGTTGGCCGACGCCCCGCCGGCATTCGACGCGACGCCCAGCCGCCCGTCGGCACCGCGCCGTAACGGCAGGATCGCCTCCGCACCGGCCTCGCCCATCAGGCCGAGATTGCCGCCCATGGGGAAATAGGTTGGAGACGAGACGACCCCGCCGCCGGCGAAGGGCACCACGCCGCCCTTGGCGAATGGCAGCGTGCCGGAGAGCCCGCCCAATATGCTGGAGAAAAGCGACGAGCCAAGCGCCCCCAGCGGCTGCAAGCCCTGGGACAGCGCCATGCCGGCCAGGTTCAGGCCGATATTGCGCAATACGTCCTCCAGCGATTTGCCGCTCACCACGGCGCCCTTCAAGGCTCCGGTCAGTTGGCGGCCGAACCCGTCCGCCAGGTCCTGCAGATCGTTCAGCGCATCGGCAAAGGGCTTGGTATCGGCCCTGATCTCAAAGGTAACGTCCTCGGTCATGGATCCTCCGGTTACGCCCCGCCGTCATGCCGGTCGGGAAATCGTTGCATCAAGTCGGCGAGGTCGGCACGCGCCGGAGCCGCCATCGTGCCGGCCGGTAACGCACCGAGAACACATTCCAGCTCCCGTGGGCTCATCGACCAGAAAACGGCCGGGGAAAGCCGCAGCACCCCGAGCGCGAACCCCATGATCTCCCGCCAGGGAAACGGGACCGGTCGGCGCACTGCGGCATTCAAGGGTTTTGTGGCGTCGCCGCATCCTCGCTGCTTCCGAACGTCGCCACGAGAAGCGCGCCGACGATGCGCGCAAAACCCGCCACGCCGTCGTCGCAGTGCATCGCCTCCACCTCGCGGTCGCTCAACGAATGCCCCGCGCCGCGCAATCCGGCGGCGATGACACGCACCATGTCACGCGCCGAAAGCCGGCCGGTGGAGAAGCGCTGCACCAGCTGGTTGAGATCGTCGGCGGCAAACGCGTCTTCCAGCTCGGCCAGCGCCCCGAGCGTCAGGCAGAGCCGATAGTCGGTCCCGTCCAGCCTGGCTGAAATCTCGCCGCGGCGGCGGTTCACATGCATTGCCCGCTCCATCAGGACGCTGCCGTGAAGCTGACCAAGCCGGCCGATTCCAGTGCGATCTCGAAGGTCACCTCCCCGTCATGGCTGCCGCCATATTCGAGCGCCGTGATTTGGAACGGCCCTTCGACAATGCCGAAATCCGGTATTGCGACCTGCCAGGCGGCGATTTCTCCGGCAAAGAATCGGGCGCGGATCGATGCGTCGGACTGGCCATCCTTGAAGATCCCCGAGCCGCTGACCGACGCCCGTTGTACGCCGCTTCCAGCCAGCAGTTCGCGCCAGCGCCCGGCCGAATCCGCATCGGTCACGTCGACCGTCTCGCTGTTGAAGGCCAAACGCTTGGCGCGCAGTCCGGCCACTGTTTGGAAAGTTCCCGTGCCGCTCACGTCGAGCTTCAGCAAAAGGTCCTTGCCCTTTTTAGCCACCATGAAAGGTCTCCTTGAAAACAGACGGTTGCATCAGGCAGGCTCGATGACCGCGCGAAAGCGCATCGATCCCAGATGAACGGAAAGGTCCTCGTCAAAGCGTATCTCCGAGCCGTCGCGCCGCAGGCTGACAAGCCGAAGCGCGGCAAGTTCCGGCGCGGTGTCGTGCAGTGCCTTGTCGATACGGTCCATCAGTGTCAGCGCCTCGCTTTTTCCCCTCCTCGCCGACCAGACGTGCAGCGTGAAGAAATGCTCGCTGCCATCCTCCGTGTCGGTGCTCCAGTCATGCATGCTGGCGGGGCCGAAGCTGATATAGGGGTAGCTCGTGCGCGCCGGCGTCAGGTCGTGCAGCTTCTGCCCGCCAAGGGCGGACACCAGGCCGGAATCGCCGGCGAGCGCCGCGAACACCGCCTTTTGCAGTTCAAGCGCGGCCAGGTTCATCATCTCGTCCTTCCCGCGGCGGCTGCATCCTGTCGTCGTCGCGCGGCTTGCGACGACGTGCCCGACGCTGCTGCTCGGCCTGCACCGCTGCCTGATGCGCCAGGCGCCGCAGCGTGCGGGTCATTGCATCCAGCGTGACTTGCATGGTGACCTTCATCGTCCTTCCTCGCGCGCCCGGCACACCAGATAACGTCCCGTTTCATCGGGATCGTGTACATTGACGACCGCAAAGACGCGCCCCTGTTTGACCAGGCGCATGCCGCTCTGCAGATCGTCGCGGAAGCGCAGCGTGATGCGGTGGGTCACCGTTTCGTGCTCCTGCGCGGCGCCAAAACGCGCCGTTGCGGCAAGCGGCTCTACAGCGGCGAACAGCGTGGCGATCTCGTTCCAGCTCTCATCGTGTCCGCCCGTTCCGTCCGGCGTCGTCACCGCCTGCTGCAGGCTCATTTCATTTCGGAATCCACCGGGATCGATAAACTGCATGCGCATCACAACCTCGGCGCGTTGTGGACGCTCAGCAGGCGCCGATATCCGTCCGGCAGGGACACCGGTTGGTCCCCTGCACCAAATCCGGCGCGAAATTCATACCAATGCGCCACCAGGAGCAGGATCGCCCGGCGCAGGAGATCGGGCACATCCGTCCCCGCTTCGCCATGCCCGGCGGTGAAATCGACCTCGATGCCGTTCAGCTTCTGCCCAACCGGCGGCCTTTTGCTCAGATGCAGCCGTGCCGGGTTCGAAACGGGATCCAGATCATAGCTGCCGGGATCAAGAACAGAGCCCGCCCCGTCGTCATCGAACACCGTGACGGCGATGATTTCGCGCACCGGCGGTCGGCGCAGGTAAAGCACCGCATGGGGCGGCCAGTCGTCGAGCACCAGCCGCCACGACTGGTTGATCAACGCCATGCCGGTGGCCGTCTCGACCTCCTGGCGCGCGGCGCGGATCAAGCCGTTCAGCAGATCGTCCTCGCTCGCATGGTCGATCCTCAGATGCGCCTTCACCTCGACAAGCGTCACCGGTTCGACCGTCGGGTCGACCGTTCGAAAAAGCGTCATGAATGAAACCCCGTCGCTAGAGCGCCATACGTCCATCAGGACGCATAAAGGAGGCTCTATCTGTTTGTTTTTCCGCATAAATGCTTGAAAGAAACGGCGGCTCCGGGGAGGAGACCGGAGCCGCCACGGCGCACCCTGCCAAGGGAGGTGTCAGGCGGTGCCGAATTTCAGCAGCTTCGCTGCCTCGAAGTCCTGGATGCCGCCGCCGACACGCTTGGTCGTGTAGAACAGCACATAGGGCTTGGCCGAGTACGGATCGCGCAGGACGCGCACGCCGGTGCGGTCGACCACCAGGTAGAAGCGGCGGAAGTCGCCGAAGGCGATCGGCGTCGTGTCGGCGCCGATATCGGGCATGTCCTCAGCCTCGACCAGCGGAAAGCCCATCAGCATGGCCCGGCTGCCGGGCGTTGCCGGCGGCTGCCACATATAATTGCCGTCCGCATCCTTCAGCTTGCGCAGGGTCGCCTGCGTCCTGCGGTTCATTACCCAGTTTGCGTTCTGCCGGTAACCGGCCTTCAGCGCATAGACGAGATCGACCAGCACATCCGACGCGTCCGTGGCCGGAAGCTCGCCGCTGACACCCGTCAGATTGTAGCCGACACTGCCCCAAGACCAGCTGTCGTCGGCGACCTGAGTATAGCTCAGGAACCCCTTCGGCTTGTTCGTTCCGTTGCCGTTGACGAAGGCCGCTCCCTCCTGCTCGGCGAAGGCTGTTTCCACCTCGCTGGCGATCCACTGGTCGAGATCGACCACGCTGTCGTCGAGCAGCATCGCGGTCGCCGCCGGCATCGCATAGAGCTCCGCCGTCGGAAACTGCAGCTCGTCCAGCGTGCCCGCCGCCGTTTCCGGCCGCGCCGCCGTCTCGGCCACCCAACCGACCGCCGGCCCGCTGACGGCGAACGGCTTTTTCAGGACGGCGCTCGACACCTGCCGGACGGAGGCGATGGAGCGGATCGGCGAGAGGTCGGAAAGCCTGGCGCCGATCGCCGCTTCCGTCTCCTCCGGCACCAGATAGCCGCCATCGGGCCCGGAGCCGTAGGACATGGACTTTTCCTCCAGCGCCCTCAGGCTCCGCTCGTCACCCGAGCGCATATAGGCCTCGAAGGCCTGTTTGCGCTCCAGCTCGGCGAAGGAGAATGCCCCACCCCGCCCCAGTGCCGGCCGCGCCTTCTTCAGCGCCAGCCCGTCGATCGCCTGCTTCTGCTCGTCCAGCGAGCGGGAGATCCGCTCCACCTTCTCTTCCGTCACCGGGTCCGCGCCGCGCTTTTCCAATTGGCGCAGCTTCTCGTTGTTGGCCTCCTTGAACGTCTCGAACGAATGCATGAATTCATGGAACGCACCGACCAAATCGCTGCCGTCCAGCGCCGATTTCACCTCCGGCGCGCGCTTTGCAATGTCTGCCGTCATCTCTTCAATCCTTGTCGTTGAACATTCGGGCAGCCTGGCGGATCACCGCCACAAGCTGCCCGTCGAAGCCCGGCGCGGCGTCCCGCTCGCGCGTCAAGGCGCCAAACCCCTTGGCGATCACCACCCGGGCCTCACGCCGCGTCAGGCCCGCATCCCGCGTCAGCCAGCGTTCGAATTCGCGCGCCGTGGGCAATGGCGCGCTCCTCTCCTCTGCCTTCACCTTGTCCACCCGCGCCTCCGGCAGCATGGGAAAGGTGACGACGGAAATCTCCCACAGATCGGCCTCCAGGATGCGTCGCACCCCGGTCCTGGCCTCTGTCTTCGCCCGCACGGTTCGAAAGCCGATCGACAACCCGTCGAGGGCCCGGTCGCGCATCAGCTCCCAGACCTCGCGCGCCTTGGTCACGCCAAGCGCCAGCCGCCCCTTCACGAACAGCCCGCGCGCGTCCTCGCGAATGACCTCCCAGGTGCCGATGGGCTGGTTCGGGTCGTGCTGGAACAGCATGCGGATGCCGTTCGCCCCGCGCTTTTCGAGCGATGCAGAAAAGGCCCCGCGCTCCACCGCGTCGCGGCCGAGGTCCACCTGGCCGAACAGGCTGGCATAGCCAGAAAAGGCCCCGTCTGCCTCGACCGTCTCGATGTCGAGGCCGGCATATTTGCGCTCGTCCGGCGCCGGCGCGATTTTCGCCTGCATGTTCTAGCGTCCCTTCTGTTCTGGAAAATCGGCTTTGGCCGCGCCCGGTGCGGGGCCGGCCGGCCGCGCCTGGAAATACCGCAGCGCCAGGCCGATGACGCTCCAGGCGCACAGGCTGGCCACCGCCGATCCCATCAGCATGGTTTCGGCCGCGCCCAGTTCGCCGGTCAGACCGAGCTGCTCGGCCAACTTCAGTCCCGTCGCGCCGCCGAACACCATGCCGCACACCACGCCGACGGCGAAGCGGACCGCCGCGTCGCGCCGGTGCTGCGGCAGGATATAGGCGACCGAGATCGCGGAGCCGGCCACAGCGCCAGCTCCCTTGGCGAGCCATATCCAGCCCGCCTGGGTCAGGTCGGTCATCGAAAAATCCTCGTGTGTGGGATTGCCTTTAAGACGTCATTGCCGAGATCGGCTTATCACCCAGGGGGCACGCCGCTCCGTCGTCTATTCTCCAAGCCGTTCGCCGAAGGCATCGCGAAGGCGTTCCAGCAGCTTTCTTTCACGGTCGTCGCAATAGCGCCAGGAGGCGCCGGCACGCTGACAAGCCCTCGTGAACTCACGGTCATCAAGCTCGCAATTCAGCAGATCGACAAGAAACGCATGCACCTGCCGCAATCCCTCTTCCGCCATCGCGAAGGCAATACGGCGCGCCGTACGTTTCTGGCGCGCCTCGCTCAACCGTTCCTCATCCTTGCGCAGCCGCGCGAACATGGCGGGCACCGGCTCGGGAATCGACGCGAAACACGCATCCACCCAACCCAGCCGAGAAACGCGGCGCGGGCGATACCACCAGGCCCCATCATATTTGTTGGTATATCCGATACCCCACGCCTCGCCGTCCTCCGTCAAGGCAAGGCTTGGCACCAGCCCGTTTCCGCGCGTTTTGCTGAAACACCAGAACTCGCCGCCCTCCGGGAGGACCAGCCAGCTTTCCAGTTCGTCAAGCAATTCGGCTTCTTCATCGGCCGCCAGTCCGGCAGACGGCCACACACCTTCCCCTCCAATGGTGATATGCGCGAAGCCTCGCTCGCACAGCCGCCGCACTGCATTGCAGAACGCCGTAAGATCGGACTCGTTGCACGGGTCGTGAACCATATTGATGAGCTGGCTCAAGTCATCCTCGATGATCTCGTCAAGCGAAGCCAATATCCGCTTTTCGATTTCATCCGGCTCCTGCCGCGCCGCCTGCCAGCGAATTGCGGCAATGCTTTTCCTGGCAATGCGCTCCTTCCGTTTGACGAAATTCCCGATCTCTGTTCGCAAACGCTGAAGAAACACGCGCATCTTTCTGGGCGCCGGCCCATCGGACCCGGCCTCATCCCATATCTTGGCAAGCTTTCGATCGTTCATGTCCGAAGCGAGAAGCCGGTCGATGAACCCGAGAACGATTTCCCTGTCGCCGCGGTTGGCGACATCCTTCGCCAGAAAGCGGTACAGTTCCTCCTCGCTGCCGACATCGAGATCGATATCGACATGCATCCGCTGCACCATCCGACAAAACGCTTCGGGAATCTCCACTGCCTCACCCCCGGCCGTGCTCAGCGATCCCCACCCATGAAGTCAGACGACACGCCGTCAAGCTGAATGCCGCTTCCACCGGTCCTCGGGAATCTCCACGAGCAGCAGCCGCTCGGCCAGCCGCGCGATCCTTTCCTCGTTTGGCATCAGCCCCGGCAAGGCTTCCTCGGCACCGTACAGATAGTCCTCCAGCCGATCGACCGGGAAGCCGCCCTCCAGCGCCCCATAGAGCCGTTCCACCTGATCATAAAAAGGTCGTCCGATCCGGGAGAGATCGGCAGGCAATGCCAGATTCCACTCCGCCAGCACGATGTCGCCAATTTTGTCGAACGTCTTGCTGCGCTGGGTCCACCATTCGGTACCACGTTCGTCCACCAGCTTCTCAGCGATGCGGGCACCGGCCTCGCGGATGAAGAGCCGCGGGATATCCATGGTCCTGATATCGCCCCGCCCGCATGTCCAGTTCCCGTCGCCCCCAAGAACAAACCAGCTCTCCATCAACCTTAGGAACTCAGCGGTTTCTGCCTCCGACATTGCCGGACTTTTGCCAGCTTTCAGAATTCTCCATGAAAAGCGGACGATCCCCTTCTGGTGCAACATCCTGATCGCGTTGCAATATTCCTCCAGATCAGCGCTGGACGGCGGTTCGTACACCGTGTTGATCAGGGTAAAGACATTGTCTGCCCAGGTTTCCTCGAGCGTGGCGAGAATGCGGGCGCCAATTTCTTCGATCATTGTCATGACGAGTTGCCTTAATAGCCGTCAGGAATGGACACATGAGGTCCCTCTTTTGCGCCATCCTTTATTCTATACCTATAGTAGTATTTCATCAACCATTTCCCGGGATTCTCGTCCCTCTCGGGTCGCTCACGATTTGGGCGATTCATGATTCGAACTTCCTCGCCAGTAGCGTGTTTCTTGTAGATTACGCCCTGCTTGTTGTCCGCAGGTGCTTCGAACCGATACCCCCTCTTGCGGATTTCGCTCAGCAACCGCTTGCGCCCCCAAAGCGGATCAAACCCCTTTGGAACGCCAATCGTCAGCTTGCCAAACCGCTCCCGGGCTGCTCCTGCAACAAACTCCAAATCCCTGATATCGCTCTCGATTCCCGGCCCTCGCACCCGCGTTTGCGGGCTTCAGCCGGGATCGAGCCTGCGCACTCTGTAGAGTTCGGTGCGCGCCTGCATCGTCGCTATTTCAAGACGTGTGATCTGCGAAATGGAAGCCGTCGGATACCGCCTGCGCAGTTGCCCGGCGCGCGATGCACGACCGCTTGCCGGAACCACCGGCAATCCACCCGGCTCCGCTACAACCGCGCTCCCACCCCCATCCGCCCACTGCCCGCTTTCTCGCCCGTTGCCCGCCGGCACGCGCGGCTGCGAATGCCAGTTGGGGTTGTATTTCAGTGCCCGTTCCAGCCGCCCGGCGGCGGCCAGCAGCCGGAACCAGGCGGCCTCTTCACGAAAGCGCGCGGCAAGGATCGCGGTCTCCGGCATGACAGGGCCTCACCCTTCGCCGCGCGGGGCGTATCCCACTGCCTGGCGCTTTTCGTCTTCGGTCAGGAAATCGGCCGCGCCCACGCGGCTCCACAGAGCCTCGCGCTCGGCCGC